CCCAGCAATCTTCAACAACTGTAAGACACCGGAGCGCATTTCAACCTGGTGCAACGCGCCATTCTGGTACGCGAGCGTCAAAGACTGAATACGACGATGAGTCTGGTCATTGTTGATCGAACCGTACTCAATCGACACCTTGATGCCGAGAGCCATAGCAATCTCATTCAGCATGTCGATGTGCAGTTGACGGCGCAATTCCAACGCCTTAAACGTCGGGTCTTCAAGCGCAGTCTCAGCACCCTGTCGTCCACCAGCAGAGCCGTCCGTCAGCAACACCGACAGGGGGATGTCGAGAGCAGCCGACACCATAGCCGCAAGAGGCGTACCAGCCGAGAAGTCAATGCCAGCACCGGCCTTGTTAATTGCCTGAATGTCCTGCCCCGCGCCGATGTTCGCTGTGCCACCGACACCCGGACCAGCCATACGCTGCTGAACGGCCTGTTGCTGTCGAGAGTTGACACTCGTCGCCTTAAAGGCTAGCTTTGCCAAAGACTTCTCCATAAGGTGCGCAACCTCAAGATGTTCCTTGTACCGCTGCGCATACGACATAGCGCTCATGAGATCAGGCTTGCCGTATTGCTCTGACATCAACCGGTTCACGGTCGCGTACACAGCCGTCAAGCGGCGATTCACCTTGTAGTTAGACTTGGTGATCTTCACGCCCACTCGGTCCCACAGCATGTACCACTGAGGCTCACCGCTCACGACAGGATTAATCAGGAGTGCAACGACATCCCCGGTTGTATCATCAGTCGCCACACCACCAAGGCGCATGAGCGGAACAGGCGTAACAGTCTTCGTCGCCTTGTCGATCAAGTAGATGACGCAGCCATCCGTGTTGAACGACTGCTCATCCCGAACACGGGCCTGGACACTAAAGCACACCTTCGCGTTCTCATCGATCACCTTGCGGGCCGGTCGCGTCTCACCCTTATACACAACCGGGTCTGCCCACATATAGGCGTTACGGACAACCAAGCCGCGCTTCACAATTGGGTTAAGCGTAGCCAAACGACGTGCGCGTGCCGAATGATCCCGAATCACATCAAGAGTAATGAGGGAATCAGGGCCTTCGACAGCAGACAAAGGCAACCAGCCAATGTCTTCGCGCTTGAGACGCGCTAGGGTGTCGGAAAAGGCCCCCATAGCCTCTCTAAACGTCTGCTCATACTTCATGCTAATCATCCTATCATGCTAGAAATACAGACAACTCTTCCTCGAACATAAAGTCAAGGAGGTCATCTTCTTCTAGCAGATCATCCGGTGAGTAATACTGGCCTTCTGAATCACCAGCCATAATTGCCCCAATATTCTGGTATGCATAAATGACAGCATCAAGAACGTCAGGCGACTTGATGCCACGTTTACGCATGTTTTCTTTCGATTCGATAAGCAGCGCAGACCCGCGATACTCATACTTAATCGAAGCGATTTCGTTGTGGAGTTCATCGTCATCCGGCAGGAAGACTCGACCATCAGCGACAGCTTTAGCGAACTGATCGTACATAGCAGCGCGGTAGTTGTACCACTTCGTGCTATCACCGGACTTCGCGTTGCCATGGATACCAACGACAGATACGCTGGGTGGAACGAAGTTGTAGATGCTGTCGAGCACTGATGCACCGACACCAATAGCGTCAATACGAATCTCGACAGCCCCCATCTCCACGGCCAGTTCGCCGACCTTGCGCGCAAGCTCAGGACCGTTCAAGCCCTGATACCGGCCATGAATCCTGATGTAGCCGCCCTGGTTCGACACGATCACGGAACTGTCGGAGCCGTATCGGGCCACATCGACACCAATGGTGATCGGCATACCCTCGTCCGGCTCCGAGGTGTCGTATGCCTCCATCGACTGCATGACGCGGCCCATGTTGAACAGGCCGTCGTCAGACACGTCAGGGAACTCACCAAGGACACGCGCAACAAAGCGGGGGTCATCCTCACCCCATTCCTTCTTACGCGCCTCAACCCAGTCAACCTGCACAAGACGAGTCGCAACCTCGACAGGCACGACTTCGCCCGTGAAGTTAGGCGTGTCGTATGCTCCGAACTGGATGATGTTCCACGACCGTTCCTCTGGCTTCAGGCGCATCTCGCGCTTGTACACCTCTGCCATGTAGCACGATGGGTCATTCGGGTTAGCAATGGCCAGGATGCGTGCAAACTTGTTCGTCGTGATGGCATCGGCTGCGGTGAAGATTTCCTTGGAGATACCCCCGGCCTCATCCATAATCACGAGGACGTACTGGTCGTGGACACCCTGGAAGCCAGACTCGTCCTTATCGTCCGGCTTCATACCGAAAGCGATAGGGTCTTGTCGGTCTCCCATCTTCCATGTCGCGTCGGCGTTGACCTTGCCACTGATGCCAGCGACAGCCTTGACACGGGGAATCTCCTTCCACAGGACGTTACGAACCTGTTTCCAGTTCGTCGCCGTGGTGACGACTGTCGTGTCATCGACAGGATGCGTGTCAACCCACCAGTTCACAAGGGTAGCTGACAGGCGTGAGTTATGTGTCGGCACCATGTGCTCACCAACGAGGTACATGTGACTCTCGGAGTCCACCTCAATACACTGGGTTGGCTCAGTTGCCACCGGCACAACATCGACAATGGTACGAACAGTTTTGCGCGAAGCCTGGGCGTCCTGTTCTGGGCGCTCACGGCTTTTCACAGAACCTGGCGTGAACGGGTCGAACGTAGGGTTAAATACCATACGCCAGCGAGGCCCAACATCTTCACCATTCAGATATGTGCGCTCCTTAGAGACATTGCAGCGTACACCAAGGGAACGAACCAGCTCTACAACACCAAGTGCCAACTGTTCGTTCATGAAATCAATTCCGACACAGGTTGTCCGCTTTGCACTGGCATTGAAACCATCAGTGTCCATGAGACCACGCAGAAGATCAAGACGCTGCTCGATGGATGCACGCAGATACATTTGTGGGATGTGCTTGTTGTTCAGCACACCAAGCTCACGCAGCTTAGCCTTGTAACCCTGATGGGTGAACCCGTACAAAGGTGCTTTATTAGCATTGACCTTATACGTAGTTAGTGCAACACCACGAAGATTAAACTCTTCAGGAATATGCTGCTTTCGAGCACCAATCGTAATGCAAGGATTAGCCGAGTGACCATCACCAAGCCACACACCAAGCACGTAAGGGTCGATCAGCAGATCAGCCGCTTGTCCGACAATAGGCGCGTTAATAGGAACGTAGTGGTTAGCCTGGTTCTGCTTACCATGACGCAACGATGACATGATCTCTCGCGTCTCGCGGGTACGACCATAAGACCAGCCGTTACGCCAGTCACCCTCAATACGCTTACGAGCGCGCCCAGCCTCCTTGAAGTCCAGCGTCACCCATTCATGATTAGGCGAACAGATAAACTCCGCCCCATCATTGAAGATGACCTTCACGAGGTCATGGTTCCAAATCTGCGACTTACCAGTTACCTTAGTTGGGTGTCCATACTCGTCAAGAACATAATCCCCGACCTTAACCTCGCCGATAGTGGTCCATCCAGTAGGGGTAGGCAATTTTTCGGTTAACCGAAAATCCTTGCCTGCCCCGTTGCCAGTAACCACAAGGGTTTTCTGATGATCGACTACAGACTGTGAAACTTCACGCTGCTTAGACCACATGAACAGGCCATGGTCTTCAGCCCACTTGGCAGGGTTGTTACGCCACACTTCAAGGCGCTGAGCATCTGAGAATTTCTTGGCGACAGCACCGAAAGGTAGCATCAGTCACCCTCCATCTCGACAGTCGCTTCAAGCAAAGCGGCAGGCTTATTCACAGCCTGAGAAAACCAGTCAGCCTTATTCGTCTCCAAGGCGCGCTTTGCTTCAGCCGACAGGTGCGGATACACAAGTGCCGTGTACTCTTCGAGCACCTGATTGGTGAACGACAGCATGATGTCCACCTGTTTCTCTTCGATCACACGAATCTCATGAGTCACCGTCTGGCGCTTTAGATTCGCAACTTCGGAGATTTCACGCAGGACCGCGAGAACAGCCTGAAGGTTCTGGCCCCAGTTGCCCTTTTCATCAGCAAGACCGAACATCTCAATCTGGCTATAAGCCATATCGACAAGCGCATCAAGACGATCAAGCTGCTTGATGCGCATATTGCGAGGCGACAATTCCTGTCGGCTGTCGTAATAGGACTGCTCAATGACGAACAGCTCTTCAGACGTGAAGCCTGTTGCCTTGATGATTTTGTTTCGTTCAGTGCCGCGCTTCAGCAGCGACAGGGCCATGTCGCGCTTACCACGCAGCTCTGGGTCGTCACTCGTCAGCAAATTGCGCGAGCTGTTCTGCGACATCATTGAGCACATCCTTCACAGTCTTCTCAAACTTGTTGTCTAGGTACATGTACGTGCCTGCAATGCCAGCAGTCAAGCCAACTGCAAGACCCACCAGGAACCAAATAAACAGCATCAATCCTCCTTCGGCACCGAAGGCAGGTCCTCTACCTTCACACCAGCCTGAACAGCAGCGACACGCACAGCATAAGCGTGTTCCTTCCACAGGAACGCTTGCGTGCGCAGCTCAGCTTCCAGATCATCACGCGCCTCTTGAACTTCTAGGGCCTTCTTGTAACGATCAATGCACAAATCTACAAGTGCCTTAATAATTAGGGTAACAGCAGAGCACACAAGGCCAATGAGTGCCGTATTCATCTGTCCTCCTGTTGTTACTCACCAATGGTTGACAAGTATTCTTCCCTTGTCTTGTTGTACTGTTCCTCAGCCTTCTCTAGCTTGCTCTTCGGCAGAACCCCAGGCCGATACGAATACGGCCACACACGCAGAGCACGCCCCAGGAAGAACAATGCAATAATTACTGACAAAATAATAACATGGAGTGGCCAGCGAACATGTGCCGTGGTCAGCACAAACTCGTTAATCGACACCAACATAATGCCAACTACAGCGACAAGCGCAGCGGGGCCTTCCAACCACCAGGAACCCAACCACGCCGAGGGCGCGCCCATAATCCCAGATGCGACCATTAGTACTCCCGCAAGGGTGATAACCCACGGAAGCGAACTGTAGCTCGTAATAAAGCCAAGACCAGTAACCGAGATAGCAGTGTAGATAACCACCATCACCGCCGTCACCGACCTTGGCTCTGACATAGTACTCAGTAGATTCTTCATAGCCCTTATTATAGCGAACACCCCCTACCAACAAGTAGGGGGTGTCCACACTAAATGTCACTCAGCGTCAGGAGTGCCATAGGAAGGGGCAAGATACATGCCACCAGTATGAGATGCTGCCAAGAGCAGCGCCACAAGGCCCAGCAACTTATCAGCCACGTCGAGCCACTGTGCCGACTGCTCAGGGGCCACAAACCCATAAGCGACGCCAATGGCCAGCAATGCTGCAACGATGCCGTAAATCGCCTTACGACGTTCCGGCGTCAACACCGCCCACTTCGTTCGATCTGTAGTCAAGACATCAGGAACCATGTCCAGTACCTCCTAAGTAAGTGTTACTTAGATTCTACCAGCTTCACGATTCCATCATCGTCCTGTTCGACAACGATGCGACCCCTCAGCAACTTACCGTCCTCACCGAAGATCGAGCAAGCACCATCGAGGCGAGTCTGGCACAGGCCGACAGCCATAGCACCGGTGTCGGTGAAGAAGTAGTCATCGCCCTTGTACGACAGCCAGCCGGTACGCATAGCGCCGTTTTCATCAAGGTAGTGCCACTTGCCCTTATCCAACTGCCAGCCGGTCTGCATCTGCCCCTTGTCGTTCAACAGGAACCAATGCTCACCGTCCTTAATCCAGCCGGTCTCCATCTCACCATAACGGGTGTCGTGGACATTATGCAGGAAGTACCAGTAACCATCAATGTGCTGCCAGCCGACCTGCAACCAACCCTTCTCGTTGGCGTAGTACCACTTGCCATTAACAGGGAACCAGCCGGTCTCCCACGAGCCATCCTCAAGGCGGTACCACCAACCGCCGTCCTGCGACACCCAGCCTTCCTTGTTGAGCAGTTCAGCATCAAGATTGTCGTAGTACGCCTGAGCCTTCTCGATGTACTCGCCCGCGTACTTATCACGTAAGGAAGCCGGGCAGGCAGTCGAGTAGAAATCCGAATGGGGGAACACGTTGGAGCGCCACTCAGGACGACCAAGGCCATACGCACGACAGATAGCAGCAGTCAGATGGGCACCTGCGTCGATGGTCTCATCCCCGACATCCCATCCGCCCTCAGCACCAGAGCAGTTTGCGTGCTCGATGCCGATACTCTTCTTGTTCACACCAGGGCAGTGCCATGCAGTGTCGGAATCATGTACGAATTGGCAGATGTTGCCGTCGATGTCAACGTTGTAATGGGCTGAAGTCCCATTATTAGTGAAGGCCCCATACACACCAGCATGTGTCATAGCCTTACCTGCGTTGTGGTGGATGACAACACGATCAAGGGCGGAACCACCACGCCCCTCATCGAAGTTGCCGATCCACATGTTCACATCAGCAGAAAGTTCATTCCAGTTCATCGCTTAATCTCCCAAGGACCCATATACGACTGCTCAGCATTGATGACTTCAGTAAGTGTTTGAATTCCTTCGTCTGTCACAAACACTTGCTTATGATAACTCTTCCGCTTCCCGCCGTTGGTAACAACGGTACGCACTCCGAGAAGACCTTTAGCCTTCTCAGTAGGCATTTTAGACCCATAACCGCGCTTTAGGTACCCAGCACGACACAAGCACCGGATGACCTTGATCGGGCCGATATCGAAAGTTCGCGCGAACTCCAACAGACTTGGTTCCATCATGCACCGTCCACTTCAGTGAAGTAATCGGCAAATGGGTTATCCTCAGGCTCTGAGAACCCCATGTCGATAGGCACTGCCTCAACATCGACAGGCCGCAGAACATCTTTCGGCTGCCGAACAGACTTGAAGATCAGCGTCCAGTCAATAGGCATGTAGTCCCCCAGCAAGATCATGTCCTTTAGGGTCAACGATCCCTTAACCAGCTTATTGTAGTAATAACGCGGAGAATCAGCGCCAAGCAGTTTTCCGTCATCTGCTGCTGACAAGCCCGCGTCAGTGAACTGGCGTACCACAAGCTGTCGAACAGTGCCCACACGCTGCTCAACACTATCTGGATGCTTCATTGAGGCACGAGCGGCACGAGCCTTAGCCATACGGGCGCGCGCTTCTTCGAGCTTAATAGGGTCTGTAACCTTAGTCATTCTGTGTCTCCTTCTTCAAGAGGTCCGGTCGGAAGCCGGACCAGTGTTTCTTAATGCCTTTACCTTCATACACAACGACGACAGGTGCTTGCTGATAACCCAGTGTGCGGATAAACGCCAGTGCATCCGCATCTTCTGTCACGTCGATGCTATTGAAGGGCAGTCCAAGCGCCTTCAGCTTGCGGTACGTAGCCGTGCATTGAGGGCAGCGGGGCTTGGAGTAAACGTTGATCATTAGTTAACCTTTCCAGTTGATCCGAAACCACCTTTACCACGCTTCTTATCTGCTTTGATAGGTGGTTGTGAGTAGAGGGCCGAGGTGCCCTCTAGTCTGACGATGACGATTTGAGCAATACGCTCATGTTCTTCCAGCACGACAGGGGTGTCCTTGCTCATGTTCCACAGAGCAATCATGACTTCACCCTCGTATCCGGCGTCGATAACACCGACACCGTTGGCGAGGAGTAGTCCCTTCTTGCTCAGTGACGAGCGGGCAAAGACAAGGCCGACAGAGCCGTCGGGGATGTCATGCTTGTCTGGACAGTACCCTGTTGGTACGAAGACTGTCTCACCTGGGTAGATAACGACAGATGTCTTCGTAGAGAGGTCGAAACCAGCATCATTATAGTGCTGTCGTTGTGGTCGCATTGATTCTCCTTTGTGTTATTTATCAGGGCAAGATAGAGGGCCAGCACTGACCCTCTACTTATGTGTCAGCGAGTCGTACCGTATCGCCCAACGAACCAGGCCACGGCCACAGTAGCTGCACCGAACAGCAGTGACAGGATACTAATCACAGCGGCCTCAGAGGCAGCACCAGTCTTGGCCAGCTTGGCCTTCGGGGCCTCAATCGTTGGCGCGGGCTTAGGCGTAGCCTTAGTCGGCGCGGGGACAGGCTCGATCTTGCAGGGCACGCGGTCCTTGTCTCGGTCGGGGTGGATCGTGCAAGGTGTCTGGGTCGGCGTGGGTGTCGGCTCATCCGAAGGCGTGGGCGTCGGCTCGGACGGCTCAGTAGAAGGGGCCGGTGCAGGAGTCGAGGTCGGCTTCATAGAGCCGTCACCATCAGTGCCACCATTAGAGCGAATGGTCGCCGTAGCTTCCAGCTTGAGGCCGTTCACCTCAGCATGGTTGGTGACCGAGGTCTGCCCCTCTGGCACCTTCATCTGCTCAGGTGGGTACGTGGCGCAAGTCTTAGACCCTTCAGGCGCGGTGAACTTAATCGTGTTCGCATCCACTTGAGTGGCTGTGACAATCTCGGTCGTAGCCGGGTCCCAGGTTGGACCCTTAGCGCACTTCACGTACGTGCTCAGTCGAGTGTCGAAGTCCTTAACGGTGTATTCGACACCGCCCTCAGCAATAAACTTGATGCCCCATCCAACGGTACCGTTGGAATTGGTCCAACCAAACTTAATGTTGGAAGGCTCTGCGTACTCAAAGTGGGCCGGACTATCACAGTCCTTAGTGCAGACGCCGGTGCCTTCGGCGTCGCCCCAGATGAGCTTCCTCGTCACCTCACCATTGAGGGTAATCGTGCCCTCGTTAGTGCCGACAGCAGCATCCTGAAGCCTGGCTCGCGCCCACCATGTACCGCTAACATTCGTCTTGTCGGCGTAGGCTGCGGGGATCTCAGTCACCTTACAGGTCAGCGTCGCCTGATCGGCGTTGCACTCACCAACGACAGACCCATCGTTCAAGGCAAAGGGAAATGATGCGTTCCAAGTGAAGGGTGCCCCACCTTCCGCAGGAACAGTCGAAACCGTGAACTGCTGGCCGACAGCTAGTCGCTCGGTGGTCCAGGTCCCGGCCACATTGACCTCGCTAGAGGTCTGTCGAGACGCGGACGTTGCCTTGGTGACCTCGGCCTTGATCCCAGGGGTGGTGTCGGCAGCGTAGGCCGCTGCCGGGGCAGTCATCAGTAGTGCGACACTGGCTGTCGCAAGAAACTTCTTCATTGTGTTAATGGTCCTTTCGTAGTTATCCGGGCTGACAACATTTAGTGTATCTGACAGACTGAACAACTTACAAGGTATAACAGCGTGACTCTACTCACAGCATGATGAATACTAGGGCCACTTCTTCGCGCACCCAGTCATTCGGCCTAGGTGCAGGTGTCGGTTCAGGAGTGGGAGTCGGCGGCACCACGACAGGGGGCTCAGGTTGGGGCTGCGGTGCAATGTATGCGTACTTACTAGCAAGGTCAATACCATCAGAGAGAACATCTACTGTCCCCGGCTCATCAAGGCTAATAACACGCACATAGTCAACAAGCATAGAGGAGGGATACTGTTGCTTAAACTTCGTCGCATCAACGTACTTGTCGTGCCCTTCTTCTGTGCCACCAGAATCCAGGAATTGGCCTCCAATAATATGAGACAACCGAATGATCCAACCATTCTCAGGATTAGTAAAAGGTGTCGGATCGTCCATATCAGAGTACCTAACTGTGTGGATGATCCGACCATCACAATAGAAGTGAATAAACTCATTGAGCTTAACAACGCTATAAGTATGAAAGAAATCCTTAATATTGATTTTCCCTGCGGAACCAGACTTCTTAAAAGTTTTCGCAAACTGCTGGCTCTTAGTGCCAGTAGCGTCACCGGCGCGCGGAGTGTGAGTGTTCATCTGGTAATCGTCGGACTGCCAGCCTTTAGCTTCAATGACATCAATCTCGCCACAAGCAGGCCAGTCACCTTTAGTGCCAGTCATCCAGATACCAGGCCAGGATGAGAAAGCATAGGGCATCTGCGCACGCACGGACAGAATAAACTGTCCCTTAGCCTGGAAAAGAACCTCACCCTTATCTGGCTTGCGCGTACTCACCATACCCGACAAGAATGGTGCCTTCTCAGCATCAGTGCCCTCGGCAACAGTCCCTGTCAGTTTAAGCATCCCTTTCGCAACAGAGATATTTTTGTCCGAAAAACGCATCTGAGTGCCCTTGCCGGGATCGAACTTACCCCAGGTGGGTGACCACATAGATGTATTAAGTGAGTCACCAGTGAAATCATCGAAGAAAATCTGCTTAGCCATAGGTGTATAGTATCATCCCCCTACCGAGGGTTAGTCGATAGGGGGATGAGTCCTCACGAAGGCCGGTACTTGGAAGGCGAACCCTCCTGTACCTAATCCTGAGATCAGAGGCGCGCTGTCTCAGGCCGTCTTATTAATCAGCGCCCACGAGAGGGCTTTGTCGAGTTTTTCCTCGCTGCTCTGGTAGCTTGCGCTCCAGAGGATAGCATCGAGGGCAGTGTGCCAAGGGTCAGCTTCATCCTCATCTAGGCCACGCAGTCGTGCCTCCTGCGCAAGCTCATCCAGCTCCTTGAACTCTGCGTCGTGCAGCCAGTAAGTGAACAGAGGCACATTCACGTCGTACTTGACGTTGTGGTGTCCCCAATCAGACTCCCAGCCGCTAATGTCATGCACACCGCCGTAGCTGTCGGTGAACTGGAACTCCGGATGGTCGAGGAGACCCGTGTACATACACAGCTCGCAGGACCCGTCAGTGTCCATGTATGTGTTGTCGTCGTAGTCAGTCAGTCGAAGTTTCATGTTGTTTCTCCTTTCTTGTTGGCCTAATATCTTGCTCCCAGACTAGGACTCGAACCTAGTCCGACAGGGCCAAAACCTGCCGTGCTGCCATTACACTATCTGGGATAAACCCAGGCAGTCCTGGAGGACGCCTGGGAACTAGATGCCACAAACCAAGCATGTGACTAGAGGCAATACTGCCCGTCGGAATGGTGAGACTCGAACTCACGGCCCCCTGGTCCCAAACCAGGTGCGCTACCTACTGCGCTACATTCCGCCCCAGGGATGCTATTCGGACGACAGAAACACACACTAAAGGAGTCATCCCTATGGTGCTACCACGTACGTGATCCCCGATCACGGCGGCTGATCCATCCTCTTGGCCAAAGAGGCAGGCGACAGGGCCTAATCATCCAGCCGCTTGGTGGTCCCCTTGGTGAGAGTTGAACTCACACTCCTTACTGGAACCCGGGTTTGAGCCGAGTGCGTCTGCCTGTTCCGCCACAAGGGGTAGTGCCTCCCAATGTTCACCGTCCCTTGCTTGCAAGGTATTGAGAGGCTATTCAGTTGTGATGTGCTTAGT